GAGCTGCCTGGCAAGGGTCTGCCAGCAATTTCGCGAACGCCATCGCCGGCGGGTCCAACGCAGGCCCCCGTGGAGCCCGCGGGACAGCCGCACTCGCAGCCGGAGCTTTTCCTTTCTTGCGTGAACGTCGGCGCTTCGCCATGATGTTGAACTCTGGACAGTCGTCATTGGATAATGGCGTGTTCCGGGATTCTGTCCCCGGTGACAATTACCAGGTTCTTCCGCCGTTTAGGGCCGGCGCTATACCAAGCTCCACCCACGCCTCTCACTCTCACTCTCACTACTCCCACTCCCACCACGGCTCCTCGGCCTCATCGCTGGGAGAGTTGTCCTCAATCACCAGCCTGTGGCTTCGGCCGCGGCGGCGCCCCGTGCGGCCACCCCCTGAAGGTCCCGGAGCGCTTTGACGAGGCTCCTTCGGCGGCCCCCAAACGGCAGTAGGCGGAGGTCGCCCATGGTTACGCTCCGTGACCGGATGCGTCGGAGAGGACCCAGGGGGCAAGCGCTGTGGGCGCGGCAGCACCGCGCCCACAGGCCGCTGAGCGGTCAGCCCGCTCGCTTGAGCCTCCTCCTCTTCCTCGGCTTCCGCCTCGTCCGCCCACGACAGCAAACCAAACTCCCTCACCATTCGCACCTCGGGGGACAACCAGAGCACGCCCGGGTCTCTCTCCAGCGCCACCAGAACGCCCGACAGGGCAGGCTCCAACTGGGCTCCCCATGGGTTTTCGCCGCACGCCCAGCGCAGCTTCGGATCCGACACGTCACCATGCCGGCCTATGGCTTTGCGGAGCAGTGCCGCGGCCCCCTCACGGAATGCCTGGAAGGCTCCTGCGTACTCCTTGGGCGGAATTCCTAGGTTCATGGCAATCGACCCCAAGCGCATTGCCTCGGTCAACTCCAGTTCCCCATCGGTTTTTGCCCACTTCAAAGCTGGGTACGGCACCTGCGCCATTGTGCGTGGCAAATCACAACAGACCACAGGAACTCCCTCGTCGGTCACGTGGAAGTAGTACCCGATGAACAGGAAGGGCCGCTGGCGCAACGCCGCCTTCAGGCTGGCTGCCTTGCCGCACCAGTACTGCTCCAGCTTAATGCTGAAGCCCATCTCAGTTGCGGCCTTGGTTACCGCCCTCTCCACGGCGCGCTCCTGCACCTCCCCTCCCAGGTGCTCCAAGGCCCGCGCAATCATGATCTCCATCAGGACGTCGTTCACCTTGGACTGCAGCGGCATTCCCGAGGGGCCAGCGTGAGGCCACTTGTAAACAAGAGCCCCACACACGGCCACCAGGCGCTCTCTGGCTACAGCGTACCAAAGGTCCGCGGCAACCGGCTC